AAAAAGACATTTGATGCTGTTGTATTCGATAGCACAGTCGGCTTGGCATAGTAGAGAATCTCTAGTGTGTATGATGTGTCTGGCATTGGTGCTAATTCTAGCTCTGTAGCCAAAATTGTATAAAAGGTTGGCTTGCCACTCTCATCTGCCCATGCATCTCTTGTAAATGAGCTAGGAGACAGATAAGTTAGTGGCACTCTTGGATTGCCTTGAATGTGCAAATCCCTTAGCTCTAAGAAGTCTGTTGGTAATGCTACTTTGCCATCACCGCTTACTGTCGATGCAGTAGCCGACTTGAGCATCTGCCGAGTCCTAAGATCCCTAGAGAGTCTTAGCTCTGCAAAGCCAATGAAGTCTGGAATGACCGATGTCAAATCAGACCGACCTAGGTAGTTTGCTACCGAGGTCTTTAGATCGCTGTAATTCGTAAATGGCATATTAACCCTTATTCTTTAGGCAGTTCTATGTTCTGCCATCCATAAACATACTGTCCAATATGTCTGATTCCCTTAGACAGATCATGATCTACCCAGGTATCAAACCCTGCATCTTTTGCTTTAATGCAGAAATAAATGTCCTCACCCAATATTTTATTCTGTCCAAGCTGCTCAAAGTAGAAGTATGGCATCTCCATCGCTTCGATTACTTTTCGCTTAATTAGCATGACACCACAGCCTATTCCATCGACCTTGCTAATGCCTGACAGCGCATTGGAATAGACAGGGAACCAATCGACAGATCCATCTTCTTCGCTTATTTTGAAGTTTTTGGCTGTCGGCTTTACAGGCTCCGATCTGGTTGTCGCATTGACTCCAATAATATCTTTATTGTGAGCCATTAGGATCTTTAAGGTGTCCTTTGGGAACCTCATATCTGCATCAATAAAGAGCAGATAATCTGCCTTAATCTCCATTGCTGTCTTTACTAGATTATTCCTCTGATCGAATATCAGAGTTCCTGCACTAGTAAACAGGTCTATATCATGCTTTGTGGTCTTAATCGTATAAGCACACATCGCAACTAAGTCAAAGGCTGTCGCTACTTCCATCTGCCCTCTGGCAGGAATCAAGATTGCTATGCGACTCATACCTTGCCACCCCTAGTCCTAAATACTGCATTCTCAGGATCATTGAGCCATTTCTTCATGGCATTGTGATCGACAATGAAGTAGCCTCTCATAATGCCTTTTTGGTTAAGGTCATTGATGATCGCTAGGGGTAGTGATGCTATTTTATTCTTCGGATCAAACAGTTCATCCGACCATCCTGTTTTACCAGGATTCTCATTAAACTGAGCTTTTGTATGCTCTATAAAGTCGGTAAGGTCTGTCTGGCTATGGATAATAATGCCGCCCTCACCATCTCCTAATACTGTCCGAACTTCTCCATCTACAGTTTCTAAGTATTTCTTCACAGTTTGATCCACCTATCAGGTATTAAGTCGCTATCGTCTAGCCCATTGGTGAACCACTTTTTAGGAGCAATTACCTTGTTCCCATCTGCTAACCAAGCGCCCCACCATCCATAAGAGCTATTCGCTATGATATGGTTTTTGAAGGATGAAAGCAATGCCATATCTTGCACAGGATCTGAGCAAGGCATGACTAAATCTGCCCATTCTAGGTTTTCTGCACACCATACAGGGTCATCTGAGAAAACCACAAAAAAGCCATCAGGGAAGTGTTTTCTTGCTTCCCCATAGTAAGACTCATCCAACTGTGCAAAAACATCAGGAAGGCTCAAATAATCGCCTCTGCGGACTGTTACTGCCACCATATCATCCGATATGCCTGTAGCCCTAGGTAATTTAAACTCTTGCCTGATTGTGTCGGCTATATGGTCAAAATATTTCTCTGATTGCCAGTAGCCCACCATCATTCCTGATTGGGTTATTTCTTGGTAACTATGCTGTTTTTCCTTTATCGGCTCGGCAACATTATCTGTTACATGAAACGATATAGGGAAAACCCCTAGTTCATACTTGCGATTATTGTTTTGCTGATAAAAAGTGGTGTTCAACTCTAGGGTTTCCCCTAATATGGTTGCTGCACCTAGTCCTGCTGCATATTGGAACATCTGGTTGCCCAGACCTCCCATAATATAAACGATCATAGAAAAGAGGGTAGATTTTGTCTACCCTCTATTCTACTTATTATCTACCGAATATCAAGCAGATAAGTCGAAAGCTCCACCATGAGCAGCTTCGTTGCGAACTTCTAAAGTCAATTCAGCCAAGATTTGTTTCTTCTCAGCATCACCAACTCGAGCAATGTCGTTGGTCTGGAATGGGCGGAGATATGCAAGAGCTGCATACTCAGGATCCAATACCAATGCATCTCGAGTGCGCATAAAGCGATTTGGAACAATCTGCAACACACCAAAGTCGGACTGATAGAGATCAGCACCAGCTAGGATTGTTGCCTGACCGCTTGTTGGAACTTGATAACGCTGTGCAGCCAAACCTGTAAAGGCGGAAACTGTCTGCTTGAGAGCAGGAGAAACCATCAATACAGAAGGTGTGCCACCGCTTGTGAACACTTTGCTGATTACATCCTTGAGGATGGTCTCAGTAAATGTGCGAGTTGTTCCATCTGTGCGAGTCGAAACACCGATCGTTGTAGGATCTACGCCTGCTGTTGTGCCAGCAGACTTGTTGGTGTTTGTCTTGATGTAAGACAAGAGTGAACCCATCTTGCGAGCTGCAGAGCCAGTAGAACCTGCTGTCTGACCTTGGTTAGCTGTGATGATTGTCTCGATGTCTCGCTTGATCTCAGCCGATGCTTTAGCCAACTGGTAAGCCATCTCAGACTTACGACCAGCAAGGTCGGAAGCCAAGAGAGTGCCAGAAACCATAACAGTCTTACCTACGATCTGTGTATAGTTACCAAGGCGAGTTGTTGGGCTGATTGTTGCTTCTGTAGCACTTGCACCTTCAATCAAGGCATTGCTTGTTGTAGCTGCTGCAAGGCTGTCTGTTTGCCACTCATGGTAAACCGATGTTGCCTTGGTTTTGCCGATAGAGGACATGATTGGGGTGTCGGTTGGGCTGATGTCATAGATAACATCTGTTAAGTCCTCTCGAGCACCTACTGCTGTATAGCGATCATATGCTGCCATTTTTATTTCCTTTTATAAGAATCGTTCAAATAATCGAGCTGCATCCTTTTTATTGCCAGTTTGGCGGAGGCGAGCTCTTTCCTTTTTTACTGTTTCATTTTCGGAACTCTGCGGATTAGATGTTCCTGGTCTGAGAATCTTAGGAGCATTGGCTACTTTCTTTTCAGTAGCACCTTTGCCCTTCATCAACTTCTCATATTGCATTGCTTTATAGAGAGTCTGCACAGCTCGACTGTCGTAAACCTGAGACAACTCTTGGTCTGTGAAACCAATGGATTTAGCATAGTTGCGAATATCCCTGCGGATTACTTCGCCCTTAACATCATCCTTAAACTCAGGGATTGCTTCGATGAGTTTCTGTTGCTCTTGTTGGATATGCTTTTGCAACATTGTCTGCTGATAAGTCATCTGTTCTTGTTGAACTCTCATCCTCTCAGCTTGAACTGCTGCTAATTGCTTCTCCCTCTCAACTTTCTCTGCCATTGCAACTGCATAAGCAATAGGATCTTCTGTCTTTAGATGAGACAGATCTTCTCCTTGGTTTTGCTGTTGTAGCAATTGCTCGATGACTTGGAGTCGTTGAGCATAGGTTTCTCTGGTCTTTGCTGCTTCATCAATCTTTATTCTTTCGGCTTCTACAGCCTTTCGTTGCTCCGCTAAAGATTGTGTTTTTTTCTGATAATCGGCAGTCCTACTGTAACCATTCAAAAGCTCATCAAGGGTTACTTCCATTTCTTCACCAGAGACTTTAACTCGGTATTTAGGAAGCTCCTCTACTTCTTCTTCTTGGCTATCAGCTTCTTCTGCACTTACATCTTGCTCCTCGGGCTCGGCTTCATCGAACTGGTATTCTTCCACTTCTTCTGCCTGCACAGCTTCGGGTTGGGCTTTCGCCTCCTCGGTCTGTGGCTCAAGAAAAGACATAAATGCATTAGCTGCACCTCTTACAGATGTATCTACACTCCCTTGTGGGTTGGTGTTTTCACTCATTTTCGACCTCTATGGTTGTTAAAAAAACCTGATCCTCTTTTTCTCGATTTCGCTATCTTGTGCGATTGATCGGATTGAGGCTTCAAAATCTTCTATGGCTCGGAGTTTGACTAGGGCTTTTTCTCTGCCTTCTACATCATCCTCATTAGAACCAAAAATATATGACTTATACACTTCCTTCTGATTGTTAATCAGTTCAAGGAAGAAGTCATCTAATAATAAATTCTTAGCTCGGTCTACTTTATTTGTCATCCAGGAATCCTGACATCTCCTGTAATTTTAGCTCCGACCTGTGCTGCTTTCAACTGTGCCTCTGCTTGGAACTCTGCTGTCTTAAGTTCTAGGTTAGCTGCTGCTTTCTCTCTTTCGAGCTGGATCTGCGCTGCTGCCTTTGCTTTGGCGATTTCAATGTCATTCAATGCCTTGGCTCGATCTGTTTCAATCTGTGCCTGTGCTTGCTGCATCATCATATCGAGTGCAGGATTAGGCATCTGCTGTTGTGGTTGTGGCTGTGATAGCATCTGGTCGAGCTCAGGAGGAATCTCTTTGAAGAACTCGGCTGAGTCCTTGAATCCTGCTGCTTCAATAAAGCGACCTAATGTATTGCGATACTGACCCACAGTTACTA